AATGTGATTTTTATTCCGTTGCTATCTATTAGCACCTGCTCTTTTGTTTCTTTAGCAGTAGTGGTGGTAGTTTCTTCTGTAGTTGTGACAGTAGTGGTTGTTGTTTGCTCTGTTGTGGTAGTGATATCTGCTGATGTTGTGGTTGTAGTTTCTTCACTCGGCGTAGTTGCAACTGTAGTAGTTTCGGTTGCAGTTGAGGTTGCGGTTGACGTTGTCGTACTGTTATTATTCTCTCCACTGTCACTGCAAGCTGTCATACCTAACGCCATTGTAAGTGTAACTATCCCTGTTATAATTTTTTTCATAATATCTCCTCCTAATTTTTTTTAATTAATTGCAATTCCGATAGCAATAGTTGCTATAATGCCTACTATAAGTAGCACTATTGCGGCAATTTGCTCATTTTTGTTCTTGCGAAGATCACGTTTATAAATGTATTCTTCGTAATTTGCCCCGTCTTCTCTGATGTGTCTTTCCTGCACTTTTAAAATTACCATTGTCAGCGCAAACGCCGCAACAATGATAAGCAACACAAGTATTGCTTGAAGCATAACTACACCTCCTATTTAAAGTGAATTTAAAAACTTCTTGAATATTTCCTTTTTCTCGTCTGAAAGACTTCTAATTAATTCAATAATTTTTATTTCCTCTGCGGATAGCTCAATGCCTGCAGAGATTTTTTCTTTGCCATACAGCAAATAAGACTCAGACACGTTAAAATATTCAGCTATTTTTGTGAGCTTTTCAGCAGATGGCTTTTGCGTTCCTTTCTTCCACTGTGAACATACAGCATTGCTAAACCCTAACTCTTTTGCGACGCCATTTGGCTTTACACCTTTCAGCGTACAGAGTTCATAAAACCTATCCCAAAAAGACATAAATAAACTACCTTTCTTGAATTTGTTGCAATTTTTATAAATATTGCACATTTTTTGATGTGTCTTTTTGTACATAGCACTAAAATCTAAGAAATCTTAGTAATTTTGATTGACAAACTAAGAATTCTTAGATATAATAAGTTTGTAAAAGAAATTATACAAAAAAGACAACACAAAACCAAGCCATATTGAAAGTCCCAATTTTCAAAACAGCTTGTTTATATTATATTTGGTCGCTCTTATATAATAGCTCAATTTCCCTTGTTTGTCAAGGTTCTTTTACAAAATTTATGTGTTTTGGA